GTAAAGAAAGGCAAACAGCGCGCTTTTGTTATAGCGCCTTTTGCACAGACTTATCTATCGCGAAAGTACTTCGGGGATTTCATTGCTACGGTAATGGCTGCTCATAACGACAACTCGTGTTCCTTAGGGATTGACCCAGAAGGACCAGAATGGAAATACCTCAAATTTCGCTTGGCGAAGTGGGGAGGAAAACAGATGCGTTGCGGCGATCAAAGCAACTACGACGGCAACGTTGCGAACCAATGGGTTCGTGGACTCTTGTACCTGATTCAGGACTTTTACCAAGATGAACATTTCCGTGTTCGCACAATTTTGTTTGCGGATTTCATGCAGACGTTTCATATTTTCTACAACTTTGCGTCTAAGAGTTGGGTTTTGTACCAAACTCTACATGGCAATAAGTCGGGATGTATTTTGACGACTGTAATGAATTCGTACGTGAATGCGTGCGTGATGCGGGCTGTTTACCAGTACATCTGGTGTAATTTGTACACGAAGCACGAAGATGCGGACAATTACCAGATGGTGGAAGATTTTGACCCAGAACTTGTGTCCATGGACTTGGCGGATTACAACGCTAATGTCACGGAGGCATATTTCGGCGACGACGACGGTGGAGAAACTTCTCCTTACGCGAAGTGGTTCAACATGATCAACATCCAGCTAGCTTTGGAAGCCATGGGCTATACTTATACTAGCGCGAAGAAAGACGGAACTATCGTACCATTTTTACCTCTTTCGGAGTTCTCGTTTTTGAAACGTGGATTCCGTCAAGACATAAGGTATCAGGACGTATGGTGGGCTCCGTTAGATCTCGCGCCGGTTAACGAATTGCTCAATTGGACTAAGGATGGCCGGGACCGAGAATTGGCGTTCCGCGACAACTTTGAGACGTTTCAACACTACTTGGCAGAGTATGGCCAAGAAAAGTATGAAGAAGAAATGCGCTATGTGTATCGAAAGCTCCAAGAAATGGGAGTGGACGTAGCACCTAAGCCATGGAAGATGCTTGCGAACTCCAAGTACGCGAGCTATGGCAAAATGCCCGAGCGGTTTATCGTCAAAACGCTCGTTAATCAAATTGACGAAATCAGGGACACTTTTTGCGATTAAGCGGTGATGGTGATTTTTAGTGTTCCGCCCGGGTTGGTTGGGTAATAATTTTAAGTTAGTTTTAGTTTTAGGATAGCAGTGTTCTGAGCTAGGATGTCTGGCTGCGGCAACTTTGTATCGCAGGGGCTTCCATAGTGAGAGCTGTGCCTATTAGTTTTAAGTAATGTAACAAGACTTTTTCAATCAAGACAACCCTTGTCTGCCAGAGGCAAGTGTAAATGGTGCAGACCCCCATGTCTGGTTTGGAGGGATCCATATGTACCATAAAAATA